AAAAAATAAAAACGTTAAGACTCTTAATGTTGATAGTGTTACTTGGGAAAACGTTGTTAAAACAAACCAAGTTTATGACTTTAGGTTAACCGAATCTATTGACCCGTCAAACACTGAGATATTAAATGAATATTATAGACAAGTTAATCCTAATAAAGAGGATTCTAAGGGAATATGGAATCCATTTACAATGCCTAGTTTAGGTTCTCCAGATTCTGCGGTACTTTATATTCCGCCTAACCAATTTAGTAATGACCCTCAAATGGCCTAAAAATTATGCAGTACTACGATAGATATTCTGAATTTCATTTTAACGGAGAACACAAAGTTGTTCCGGCGATTAATCTGAATAAAAAAGGTTCTGATGTTGTTGTTACCTATAAAAAGGGTGTTTCAAGATTGGATAAATTTTCACAACAATATTACGGGACACCGTTCTTTAATTGGTTAATATTACAGGCAAACCCAAAATATGGTGGTTTAGAGTGGAATATTCCGGATGGTGATACTATAATTATACCATTCCCTTTGGTCCCAACTTTAGAAGAGTATAAGACAAAGGTAGACGAATATTACTACTACTATGGCAGATAAAATACAGAAAGGTAATATCTTTGTTCAGAAAGAGGAGAACAACTTAGTCATTATCGACCCGAATAAAGTACATACGGGTGGTAAGACAGGTGCGCCTGTTGACAGGTACGTACCTCAAGAAGATTTAGTTTATTTTGTTAACTTAGAAGCTAACCCTGTACCACGTAGTATTTTAGATGTTGGTGGGAACGAAGAAACGGTTAGGAACGTGGTTGCCTATGGTAAGGTAAATTACTTAGGACCGAACGGTGGTAAACCAATGGACACTTCATGGACCGAAGATTTTTCGGGTAAAACAAATAGTAAAACTGCGATATCAGATACTAAGAGAGAATATTATACGGGCAATGTTGATTACGATTTCCAAATGGAGAATCAATATAATACTCAGTTATTGGGTATTAAAGATATTAAGATTGATACTAAACCCGACAATTTAAAAACCTCAATTATTACGATTAGAATGGTTGACGTTAGGGGACGTGCTTTATTTGATAAAGGACCTTCTTCGATTTACTCAACATTTTTTCATTTACCATATCCACAGTTTTATTTAACGGTTAAAGGTTATTATGGTGAGGCGATAACATATCAAATGGTATTATCGGGACAAGTGAAAACTTCGTTTGAGAGTGATGGTGATTATTATGTCACTGCCTCATTTATGGCGACAAACCAAAAATTATTAAATGATATTCGATTAAAGGATGCCGAAGTGGCACCTTATCTTTTTGAATATGTAAAACCAAAGACAGATGCTGACGGGGAGGTTAAAACTTGTAAATCAACCAAAGGGTTCGACATACTAAATCAAGTTTATCTTAATTACGGTAAAGATAATTTAATTAGTGAAAAGTTGGCTAAAAAACCATTAACATTACCACAGTTAAGTAAGTTAGTTAAAAGGTTAGATACATTCTTAGAGGATGATTTAATGGACGAAGCGGACATTAGTTTTTTCTCTGACATATCGGAGTATGGTAAAGTATTATCACAATTAAACACTGCGGTTATTGAGTGGTTTAGTAAATTCTGTAACGTAAATAATCCAATACCTATTGATGACGATAAAGGAGGTCAATACTTTGAATTTAAAAAGGCGTATCAGGGTGGGATTCTAAAAACAAAAGTAGGGGATAAGGTAACGGGTTCGTTTAATATCCTTGAAGATAAAAAATATAACCAATCGATATATACGATTATAGATGGATACCTTAAAAGGTTAGGTGAGATTAAGTATTTTGGTAAACATCAAAAACTTGTGTTAAAAACTGATGAAAAGGGAGGTATGAATGAAATCACATATACCTCAATAAATACATCTAAATTAAATCATTCGTTATTGATTTATAATTTTAAGAAAAAACAAGTAAGAATTGATTTGTTTATTGATGAGTTAGAAAAAGTGATTAACACATATACTCGTGAATACGAACAGATTAAAGACCAAGTCGAAGAGGTTTTAAGTAATGTACAAAACAATTACTTAGGGTTTGAACCTACACTTAAAAACGTGATGGGTGTTATATTGGCAAATACAGAGACGTTTTTAAAGGTTATGAAATATACTCACGACCTGTCTTATAAGCAAAGGTTTAATGGAGACAGAAAAAAGGGTATTGATATGAAAGATAATCCCGATTCTGTTAATGATGTCGTATATCCGTTTCCTACGATATATGATAAAAACAAAGAGGGTAGGTTAGAGGAGTATTATCCTGGTGACCCTGCGGTTAAGAGTAAATTAAAGGGTTACGACACTGCGACATGGCCTGAAGTTAAATTGGTTGAAGAGTATCTTTCAGCAGCAACAACGAACGGGGCTATATCATCAGAATTTTGTGATACCGCAACGACTGACAAAACATCTAAGGTCTCGGGTAAAGTGAGATATGGTGTATTCACCAAAGACTTGGTTGATAATGAGGGGGCGTTTAACGAGTCATCATTTTCAGGTTTAATATATAGATTATATAATAGAGCAATTTATTCTGTATTAGGTACGGGGTTTTCTAAAAAGACTATTGATGTTATTGGTTACGAAGACGCTAATAATGGTAAATACTCTATCAATCGACTACTTAACGGTAAGAACTTATTTAAGGAAGGGGTTACTAATTTAAACGCATTATTTGGTGGAGGTTATTTGGGTAAAGATATCCAACTAATAGAAACCGCTAAGAGTTTAATACTTACAAAATCCACTGAGAAAGATATAGAAGACCGTAATAGTTTTACTGTGATTAACACAATTGCTGATGATACCGTTGAGGTAAGTCCTTTTAATAGTTCAGAGAAAGTTTTAATGGAGGAGGTTAAAAAATACGAAACACACGGATTAGAACCTTACCCATATATCAATGACCAATGGTGTAAAGACAATTTAAAAATTAATAAAACAAATAAGTTTAACAGAAAGGTTAGTACCACATATACGGAAAGTTTAAGGTATACGGTATCTAACTCGAACAAAGATGTTACAAAAGAAGATTTATTTCTTAGTTCAGACATAAATCCGTTACAAACACCTAATTTTGTTACAACAGATTCAGATATATCAAAAGCATATTGGTTATTAAATACGATACCAACTAAGTCGATGACTGACATTTATGAAGGTGAGGATTCGATTAAACAAAACTACTTCGCAAGATTTTTAGGTGGGGACATAAAAGAGGTCTCTAATGTACAATTATTAAAGTGGGGGTCTATGTGGTATAGATATACACATCAACTCGAAACTAATGAAGATATCTTAGATAATGTTTGGGGTGATTTAGACATTAGTGGGTATAGTCAAAACCTATATGATATTAAAGGAAACAGTAACGGAGTTAGCACCTTTTTTAATTATGATATAACAAGTGAGAATATCTCTTTAGGGTTTTACCCTGAGTTGATAATTGACAAACTTAACAGGGTTATTAATGATGTTGAATTTGAGGTTGAGAAGATACAAGAGTATATTGATTCGGGCAAACTAGTTATTAAAAAAATAGGAAACATTATAACGACAGAGGAGTCAGATAAACAAAGTATTGATTTGTATAGGTGTTATTATATAACAGAGGAAGGGATTATTAGATTACCTTCATACTCAGGACCTATCACCCCTATTAGTAAAAATAAAATACCTGTGTTGGTTAACCGTTCAGTGTCAGAAGATTGGGACGGTCAGTTTGATAAAGGCGTATTTGAAGATTTACCGTTCTCAACAGTAAGTAGACCAAAAACCGATGAGCATGTCATTAACAGTGAGGGTACATTGTCTTATGGTCATATTGAAAGTTTAGTGTCGTTGTTTAGTTATGAAACGTTAGAAAAGTTTAAAACAATGTTTATGGACTTTGCTAAGAGAAAATCAGACAACAATGTTGGGTCTTATGAAAATTTCTACTATGAGTTATTAAAGTCAGATACCGAGTTAGAGGAGTCATTTGTAAAAAACAATATAGAAAACATTTCAAAAAATAAGGGTTTAATTGATGTTATTAAAATATCGTTTGATAAGGCAATAGATGTAAAACTTTCGGTATTATCATCATATGTTGATAGTTTTGTAAAAGAACCGATTAAGTTTGCTGAGTTTAAAACAATCGCAATGGACGACAATTTATTCTTTAAGATAAATGGGTCTGTTAGTCGTGATGATGTTAATGACATAAGAAAAAGTTTTTTCGAGTTATCGGACATCGCACCTACAGAACAAAACTTCAAGGACTTTAAGGGTATTATTAATGTATGGGCGGAATGGAAGTTATCGAACCCAAGTGGTGATATAGATGGGTTTAAGAGTTCTTTATTACCTACATTGACAGGTTTCATAGGTAAAATAGACGGATATATTGACAATATATTCAAAAACTTTAGTGAGTTAATAAATGCCGAGGACGGTAACAGTGCATTGGAAAAAAGTGCTAGTGATATCTCAGGGGTTGAGTTACAGAAAATTACTTACCGTATATTAAAGAATATTAATGATACATGGATTGGTGGGTTCGATTGGGATAAAGCTAACTTAGCTAAGTTATTTAAATATCTTAATTACCTTAACGAACCAATAGGTGATAAGTTCCTTATGGATGTTAGAGTATTGAATAAATATTTTAATGAGTCAAATAAGGGAAAACCTATCGCGTCATTTATATCGATGATTTTAAAAGATAATGCGTTATCAGAACCAATGTCATTTGCATCGAATGTGAATTTCTACGGTAATTTAACTAACGCGGCTGAAAATATTAAAGACGCACAGAAATTAGCCAATGATGTGTTTGGTACACATACAACGGTTAATAAAAACGGATTACCTGGTTTTGTTGTGTTCTTTAGGTCAAACGAGTCCGAGTACTTAAACATTAAAAAACCAAACTTCAAATACGGTAGTGACGGTTTTGACATTGCGGTTAAGAATCCAATATCGGATAAACCCACAGATGTAAAACAATTGAGAGAAGGTAATCGTGGAGTTGCGTTTAATGTTGACTTTGGAATTCAAAACCAAAATATGTTTACAGATTTTAGTATTGAATCTTATGATGGGGTTAAATCGGGTGAAGAACTTATTGTTACTGAGAACATTGCCAATATGAGAAAAGGGACCACTGCGTCTTCTATTTCTACAAACTTATTGGATGTTATGAAAACGAGAGTTTATCAGTGTTCTATCAAAATGATGGGTAATGCGATGATACAACCGTTTATGTATTTCAACTTAAGATATATACCGATATATTCAGGAACTTATTTTATTCTATCTGTCGAACATACACTTTCACCAGATTCAGGAATGATTACGACGTTTAAGGGTGTAAGAATATCTAAGGCTAGTGTTTCTAACATCGATAAAGGGATGGTAAAAGCACGAAGAAATTTATTAGACAATTTAATAGAAAAATTAGTAACTAAGAAAAGGGCTACCGAACTTACAAAACCTAATGTTTATGGTGGTGATACTGAAAATCAAGGAAATACGAGCGTTAAACAAACTGCGGACGTTGGTTGTGTTGTTTCAAACTATTGGACTAATAACGGTAAGAATCCAATACCTAAGTATGATATACCAAACAGTCCTACGAGATTGACTGATTTAGAACTTAAAGGATTAATAGAGACGGCTGCTAGTCAGTTACCTAATTATAGTGATACTGTTAAGAATGGATTAATGGCAATGACATTTACGGTCTCTAAGAGAGAACAGGGTAGAGGTAATGGTGTAAGGTTCTTATACGATAACCCATTCGGATTACACTTAGACGGTGGTGGTCAGAGTACCTTTAGAGAGGAAATTAAAGGGTATTTCTGTCCTTCGACTAGTGATGGATATGCTAGGTCTACGGCAATATTCCATGATGTAAGTAAAGAAGAAAAGGTTGAAGATGGTATTGTAAACGCATATAAAGCGTTTATGAAGTCAATGAAGAAACGTGGGGAAACTTATTACGGAGCGAATCATTGGGAAAGTGAGAACTCCGCAAACCCTGAATATTTTGCTAGTTTATGGGCGTTCTATTGGAATACGAGTTACAAAGCAATTAAAGATGAAGGGGATACGAAGGGTAACTTAATAAGTGAGTATGAAGGAGGTAAAGTTTCATATACGAATGGTTCTAAAAAAGACTACTCAAAGGAATTTGATAACTTTACTAGGTTCAACGCTATTTTTAATAAACTATAAAACCTGATATTTTAATATTTGGTTATATTTATATATAAACACATTATTATGGAAAATAATAAATTACAAAACGCATTAAATCAGTTTTTAGGTAGAAACGTTGTTGTTGAAGACAAAGGTGACTATCAAGAAGTATGTGATTTACAAACAGGTGACTGTTACACTATCAGAACAAAAGACGGTTTAATTGAGAGACAAACAAGATTAGATAAAAAATTTATAACTGAGGACGGTAGAACGTTACTTAGAGGGTAATATTATATATTATGAAAAAAACACAAGAAGAGCTTCTTAATGAGGAGTTAGGTAGGTTTATGTCTATCAACAAATATGTTGGTACTATTAACGAACAAGAGTTAGGTGGTGAAGAGGAGGTGTCTACTGAATTACCAACAGGGTTGGATACAGAGACTCCTGAATTAGAGGACGAGGTTGAAACAGAAGATGAAGTATCAACTGAAGAACCAGGTGGTGGTTTGGATGATGCGTTATCGACTACTGAGGAATTACCTATGGGTGATGAAGAGGAGTTAGAAACAACAGAAGATTCAGATACTGAAGAAGTAGATGTTACTGATTTAGTTGACGGACAAAAAGAATTAGAGGAAAAATTTAAATCAACGGAAGAAAAGATTAGCCAATCGGTTGAAAAAGTTGATGGAGTATTTTCTAAGTTAGATGACTTAGAACAAAAAATGGGTGAATTGGATAAGTTATACAATGCGATTGACGACTTAGGTGATAAAATCGAACAAGCTAAACCAAAAACCCCTGAACAAAAATTAGAATTACGTTCATTAGATTCATACCCTTACAATCAGAAATTAACAGATTTCTTTGATGATAAGGAAGTTGAAATGGATGTGACAGGTAAGGATGATTATGTATTAACATCTGATGACGTTAAAAATATGTCAGAAAAAGATGTTAAGGATTCATTCGTAGCACCTGATGAGGTTGAGGAAAACGACTAAGAAAAAAACAATCTAAATATTAAAAGGGGTACGAAAGTATCCCTTTTTTTTATTCTTTATATATTTATTAGTATGGATATTAGAGAAACTATTAAAGAGGATTTGGCCGTTTGGTTCGGGACTAAGAAAAAACCGAAAGGAAGTAAACAACCAAAAGGACCATGGGTTAATATTTGTAAAAAGAAAAAGGGAGGTGGACATCCACCTTGCGGTCGTTCAGATGATGACGGTGATGGGAAAAAAGATGGTGCATATCCTAAGTGTAGGGCAGTTCACGTAGCATCTAAAATGTCTGACGAGGCTAAAAAGAAAGCGTGTGGACAAAAAAGAAGAGCAGAGAAGAAAAAACCAAAAACAGGTAAGGGTAATAAACCTACAATGGTATCCAACAAAAACTTAAAAGAGAATATGTCAAAAACAGTTAAGATTACAGAAAGAGAACTATACACTATAGTTGAAAATGTTATAAAAGAACAAAAAGAAAAATTATCAAAGTTTGATTCAGTATCGGATATTGCTGAATGGTCTAAAATAGTTTCACAATTCTCAGGCGACGATTTTAGGTTTGTAGATTATAAAAGATTTAGAGCTGCGACTGATAGTGATGGTGAGTATTTAGCTCATTGGGACCATAAATTAGGAATGGGGTTTTTTGATGAAATGGATTTAATCCCTGAAGATAGTTTAGAAGGGTTAGGTATTGTTAAAGACGATAAAGAGTACGAGTTTTTTGGTGATTTAAATGAGACCGACTTACTTGAAGGTAAGAAAAAAAGTAAAAGTAAAAAATCTAAAAACACTTTATGTGCTAGAGGTAAGTCAGCTGCTAAGGCTAAGTTTGACGTTTACCCGTCAGCATATGCTAACGGATATGCGGTACAGGTCTGTAAAGGTACTATAAAAGGTTTAGACGGTAAAAAAAGGTGTTCAGGTAAATATTGTAAGGGTAAAAAGTAATAAACTACTATTCGTTTATTTTTAATATTGAAAGGGTTATATTTATAGATATAATCCTTTTTTTTTATGTCATTTTATTATAAATTTGGTACTGTTGAAACTACAACCCCTTGGGGTAGACCTACATTGGAGGTGTTTAATGAGTGGTGGGAAGAATTCAAAACATTTGAAGGTGTTTCTGACTATGATTTCTATATATCAGGTAGTTTCCCGACTTTAGGTGATACTGATAGTACATGGGACGTTGATGTTATAGTAACAGGTCCGATTAAAAAATTTGTCGATTTGAGTGATATTTTAAAACACGGTAGGTCGTTAGGGTTTCAGAAAAAAATCTATATAGACCTTTTCTATTACGACTCAGTAGAGTTTTGTTACGGTGAAATTAGTGAGGAAAATGTTAAGTACTACCTTAAAGGTTTTCTGTTGGGTGAAGAGATTAAGATTGTTGATGGTAATACTGAGGTCGATAAAAAACTTCATAGTACTTTAACTCCGGGTAAACAATATGGTTCCGATGTGGGATTTGTTTACGTCAAACAACCAACACTTAAACAGTTAAACAACAAGGAAAGATATCACCCCACAAACCGAGCAAAAAAACTAAATTAAACTTCTCTACGCTCAACATATTAGTTGACTTATTAATAATAATGTGTATCTTTACATTGGGTTAGATAACCAAACACGAGAACGGGTTATAACCGAACAATAATTTATTAATAACAAAAAAAGTAAACATGTCAAACATTTTAGACGCGGTTCTACAACAGTATGAATCAAACAAAATCGAGCCAAAATCAAACTCGAACAGAATGTCTCAAGACGAGAGACTTAAAAAGTATTTCACCACTATCTTACAGAAAGGTGAAAGAGAAGGTCAAAAAAGAGTACGTATCCTACCTACTACAGATGGTACATCACCATTCAAAGAAGTATGGTTCCACGAATGTCAAGTTGGTGGTAGATGGATGAAAATCTATGACCCAGGAAAGAACGAAGGTAAACGTTCACCATTAAATGAAGTTAACGAAGCACTTATGATGACAGGTTCTGAGCAAGACAAAGTCTTGGCAAGACAGTACAAGTCACGTAAATTCTATATCGTTAAAGTAATCGACCAAGACAAACCAGAAGATGGTGTTAAGTTTTGGAGATTTAAACACAACTATAAAGGTGATGGTATCTTAGACAAAATTATCCCAATTTGGAAGAATAAAGGTGATGTAACTGACCCATCGGTTGGTAGAGACTTAATCCTTTCACTTTCATTAGTAAAAGCACCAAACGGAAAAGAATACACTAACGTTGCGTCAATCATGTATGATGACCCAACACCTATCTCTACAGATGCGGACCAACAAAAAGAATGGACTGAAAATGTAATGACTTGGGAAGATGTATATGCTAAGAAACCTGAAGAATATTTAGAAGCTATCGCTCAAGGTCACGAACCAAGATGGAGTTCAGAAGCTGGTAAGTATGTATATGGAGATGGTGAAAACATTGTAGAAATTTCAGGAGGTACATCTACAACAACCAAGGTTGAAACAACACCAACACAGGTAAAAATAGAAGATACTCAAGCAAACGCTAAGGTAGACGAAGACTTACCATTTTAATAAACACTAATCATATGGTACCGACAATAGTGTCGGTACCATATTATCACACAAACAAATATGGCATTAAAGAAAAAAGATTTTAGTAGTATTAAATCAAAATTCTCAAAACAGGCGAAGTTTAAGTCTGACAGATTTTTTGATTTAGGACCATCCTTTTTAGATGCTACAGGGTTACCAGGTCCGGCTATGGGTCACATTAATATGTACTTAGGTCATTCAGATACTGGTAAAACAACTGCCTTAGTAAAGGCGGCGGTAGACGCACAAAAAAAGGGAATATTACCTGTGTTTGTCATCACTGAACAGAAATGGGATTTTCCACACGCAAAGTTGATGGGATTAGAAATTGATGAAGTCGTTGATGAAGAAACAGGTGAGATTGAATATGATGGATTTTTCTTATTCAACAATCACTTTGAGTATATTGAACAAATAACGGATTATATTAATGAATTGTTAGATGCTCAGGCAAAAGGTGATTTACCATACGACCTATTATTCCTTTGGGATTCTGTGGGTTCTGTGCCATGTAAGATGACTTACGATGGTAAAGGTGGTAAACAACACAACGCATCTGTATTATCGGATAAGATTGGTATGGGACTTAATCAAAGAATCTCAGGTTCGAGAAGAGTTGATAGAGAACATACGAACACATTATTGGTTGTTAATCAACCATGGGTAGAATTACCTGATAATCCATTTGGACAACCAAAGATTAAGGCTAAGGGAGGGGAATCGTTATGGTTAAACTCAACATTAGTATTCTTATTTGGTAATCAAAAAGGTGCTGGAACAACTAAAATTTCGGCAGTAAAAGACAAAAGAAAGGTAAGATTCGCAACAAGAACTAGAATATCTATTATGAAAAACCACGTAAATGGAATGGGGTATGAAGATGGTAGAATTTTAGTAACCGCTCACGGTTTCTTATCAGGTAAAGACTCAGCGGAAGAGAAAAAATCTTTAGAGAAATACAAGGCTGATAACGCTCCTTATTGGAAGACGATGTTAGGTATTGAAGGAGAGTTTGGTCTTTCGGTGGACGGAGAGTAGAGAGAGTAAAAAGTATATATGGTTTAACCTTTCAAGGTATATAAATGAAAAACACGTTAGTAGTTGACGGAGACAACTTATTTAGGATTGGATTTTACGGAGTAAAGAACTTTTACACTAAAGGAAAGCATGTTGGAGCTATATACCATTTCTTAAATACGATTAAGAGACATATTCAGGCCCATAATTATAACAAGATAGTAGTATTTTGGGATGGGTCTGAAAACTCTTCGTTTAGGAAAAAAATATTCTTACATTATAAAGATAATCGTAAGAGTAGAAACTTATCAGAAGAACAACAAGAGTCTTATAACTTCCAAAGACAGAGAGTAAAACAGTATTTAGAAGAATTATTTGTACGACAATCAGAATTTAGTGTTTGTGAGGCAGATGATAATATTGCGTTTTACTGTCAAAACTCAGAAAACGAAACAAAGGTTATTTTCTCATCAGACAAAGACCTCACACAACTTATTAGTGACGATGTTAAAGTTTTTTCACCCACAAATTCCTATATGTATGAATTGGGTGATAAGATTGAATTAAATAAAGTAGACATACCAACATATAACGTTGCACTTACAAAAATTTTTGTTGGAGATAAGAGTGATAATATTGATGGTATTCAGATGTTAGGTGAGAAGACGTTCGTTAAACTTTTCCCAAAGGTTCTAACGGAAGAGATGACAATCCAACAAGTTCTAACAAGGGCGGAGGAGTTATTTACCGAGGACAAAAATAATCGATTAGTTAATAACATTCTCACAGGAAAAACAAAGAGAGGTGTGTTCGGTGAAGAATTTATAAATATTAACAAACAAATCGTAGATTTAAGCGTACCTTTGTTGACCGACGAAGCAAAAAATGATATACTTGAATTAGTAAACGAACCATTAGACCCGACAGGTAGGGGATGGCAGAACTTAATTAAAATGATGCACGAAGACGGGTTATTTCAGTTCTTACCTAAACGTGACGATGGTTGGACAGAGTTTTTCACGCCACTCTTAAAATTGGCGAGAACAGAGAAAGAAACATTTAGTAAAACAAACAAAAGAAGAAGACATGAAAGAAAAAAACGATAACTCAACAAAATTTGAGTTTCTATTAAAATTGAATGACAACATTGTGTGTCAAAGATATTTTAATGTCAAAGGATTCAATTCTAAAACGTTAAAATCGTTAGAACTTCACAATGAAGTTGCTTATGTAGTCAATGAATTAAAAGAGACATTGAAGTACAAAACTAGTGATTATATGGCGGAAAACTATCACTTATTTTTAGATGGTGGTGACTTAGAAAAAGGTAATACTCAGAACGATTATTTCACTATTTCGATACGTAAGGACGATAGAGATGTGATTACTCGTTACTTTGAAGGTTCAATCTACCCACCTAAAGTTAGGTACACAGTAGACATCAGACCTACACTAAGAAGAATCTTAAAAAATTTCACCGACACATTGTCAGGAAAAAATGCAACTACAAACTATCTAACATACAAACTTTAATAGTATTTATTTTAGGGTAGTTAATTAAACGAGTATATATGAAGGATAAAAATTTTGGATATTTAGGACATAGCTTTCAAATATCTCTACTAAATAATTTAGTGGAAGATAAGAGATTTGCAACGACTATCATTGACGTGATAGACCCTAAGTATTTTGACAATCAGTATTTTAAATTGATTGGTCAAATGGTGAAAGAGTACCACAGAAAATATGAAACTTCACCTTCATATGATGCACTCGAGCAAATTGCGAGATTAGAGGTAACACAAGAAATGGCACAAAGAAATGTCATGGATATGATACGTCAAATCAAAGAGCACGAATCTAAAGACCCATTGTTTATCCAAGAAAAGGCGACTAAGTTTTGTAAACAACAAGAGTTAGGTAAAGCAATGGCTAAAGTTAAAGAAATAATGGACAAAGGAGACTTTGAAAATTATGAAAGAGCTGAGGCGTATATTCGTGAAGCATTACAGGTAGGTGAAAAAGATTTGGGAACCCAAGACGTATTCGACCACTTAAGTACTGTTTTAGATGATGATTATAGACATCCGATACCTATGGGTATTGAGGGGTTAGATAATCTTTTAAATGGTGGTTTAGCAAAGGGAGAACTTGGAGTGGTATTAGCACCGACAGGTGTTGGTAAAACAACCATACTTAGTAAAATTGCGAACTCCGCGTATAATTTAGGGTATAATGTTCTTCAAATATTCTTTGAAGATAATCCTAAGATTATACAAAGAAAACATTTCACTATGTGGACAGGTATCGCACCTCAAGAATTGTCAGACAATCGAGATGATGTTATGACAAAAGTAAATGAGATTAAAGCCAATAGTGAAGGTAAGTTAATATTAAAAAAGTTACCATCTGATTCTCTTACATTGGGACAGATTAAGAGTCAGGTTAGAAAGATAATCGCAGAGGGCACTAAAATTGATTTGATTGTAATGGATTATATTGATTGTGTGGCAGCTGAGAAGAATTTCAGTGGTGACGAATGGAAAAGTGAAGGAAATATTATGAGACAATTTGAAGCTATGTGTTACGAATTTGATGTTGCGGCTTGGACTGCAACACAAGGTAACCGTTCTTCGATTTCATCTGAGGTCGTTACGACTGACCAAATGGGTGGGTCGATTAAAAAGGCACAAGTTGGACACGTAATTATTTCTGTAGCAAAAACACTTCAACAAAAAGAATTAGGACTAGCGACAATCGCTATTACTAAGAGCCGTTTAGGACAAGACGGTGTTGTATTTGAAAATTGTAAGTTTGATAATAAATTATTAGAAATCAGTACTGAACAAACAAATACATTCTTAGGGTTTGAAGAAAACAAAGAAGAAAAAAGAAGGGACCGTGTGTTACAAGCACTACAAAGAAGGAACCAAACTTTAGGGAAATCAAACAAAACAAATAATTAAAACATTATTATGAAACAAGTAGAACCTATTTTACAGGAGAATAAGGACCGTTTTGTCCTTTTTCCAATCAAACACCATGACATTTGGGATTGGTACAAAAAATCTGAGGCTTCCTTTTGGACCGCTGAGGAGATAGATTTATCCGCTGACTTTGGTCATTGGGAGAGTCTGAACGAAGGTGAACAACACTTCGTTAAAAACGTATTGGCGTTCTTCGCGGCGTCTGACGGTATAGTTAATGAAAACTTAGCAGAGAATTTTGTTAGTGAAGTACAGTATACTGAAGCTAAATTCTTTTATGGTTTTCAAATTATGATGGAGAACATTCATTCAGAGACATATTCTTTGTTGATTGATTCTTATATTAAAGATAAGGAAGAACAGAATAAATTATTCAACGCAATTGAAACGGTACCAGCGGTTAAGAAAAAGGCTGAGTGGGCGTTAAAATGGATAGAATCAGATTCTTTTGCTGAGAGATTGGTTGCTTTTGCTGCCGTTGAAGGGATTTTCTTTTCAGGGTCATTCGCATCTATTTTTTGGTTAAAGAAAAGAGGATTGATGCCAGGATTGAGTTTTTCTAATGAACTAATCTCAAGAGATGAGGCGTTACACTGTGACTTTGCAGTACACCTACACAACAACCACTTAAATAATAAAGTACCACAAGAAAGAATCAAAGAGATTATTCTTTCAGCTTTAGAAATTGAGAAGGAGTTTATTACTGAATCATTACCGGTATCACTAATTGGTATGAATTCAGATTTAATGAAACAATACTTAGAGTATGTTACAGACAGATTATTGGATTCCTTAGGGTGTTCAAAAGAGTTTAACTCTTCAAATCCATTTGATTTCATGCAGAATATCGCATTACAGAATAAGACAAACTTCTTTGAGAAGAGAGTGTCAGAATATTCTAAGAGTGGTGTTGGAGATAAAAAAGAAGATGAGGTTGACCCATTTGGTGGAATGGATATTGACTTCTAAAAAAAATAAGAGAAATGAGTAAAATGAGAGTATTAAAAAGAGATGGTTCTACTGACATTGTCAGATTAGATAAAATCTCATTAAGGATTAAAAAACAGACTTACGGTCTGAATACTGATTATGTTGACTACAATGCAGTTGCTATTAAAGTAGTTAATGGTTTATATGATGGAGTGACTACTGATGAGTTAGATAACTTAGCATCAGAAACGGCAGCGTCTATGGCGACAATACATCCTGATTACTCTATACTCGCGGCACGTATCGCAATTACTGCGATGTACAAAAACATCGACAAACAATTCACGTCGGTGGCAAGTAAATTATATAATTATATTGAACCAAAAACAGGTGAACAGGCAGGTATGATTTCTGACGATACTTATTCAGTAATTGAAAAGTATGGTGATAAATTAGATAAAATGATTGTTCATGATAGAGACTTTAACTTTGATTACTTCGGTTACAAAACGTTAGAAAAGTCTTACCTATTAAAGATTGATGGTAAAATTGCTGAGACACCTCAGCACTTGTATATGAGAGTGGCCGTAGGGATATGGGGTGATAATATTGAAAAGGTTGAATCGACTTACAATATGTTATCAACAGGAGTTATGACACACGCAACACCAACATTGTTTAATGCGGGAACTAAAAGACCACAATTGTCATCATGTTTCTTATTAGACATTGACGATGATTCTATTCAAGGAATTTATAAAACATTATCAGATTGTGCTGCCATTTCACAATCGGCAGGTGGTATCGGACTTAACATACATAAGATTCGTTCTAAAGGTTCGTATATTAAAGGGACTAATGGAACTTCGAATGGTATTATACCAATGTT